TTTAGTCCTTATGGAGGTGTTAAGTACACAAGTATTACACAATTTGGTATTTGTAATAATATGTACAAATTACACAGTGTACCCGTTGATATTTGTAACATGTTGAATGACAAATATGGTTGTGAGTACGTAACTGAATGTAAAGTTAAGGAAGGTTTATGTATTTTTGCTGGTAAAATAGAAGAACTTATTAAAGCTGGTCTTCAATTTATTGCTTTTAATGAAAGTAGTATAAGAGATCTTAAAGAAAAATACAAAGAATCAAAAGCTAGGTTTAGCACAATAACAACTTATCAAGGTTCTCGTGATGACACGGTTGTGTTTATGATCGACGCTAAATCTGTTGCTTCTTATATTACAAACAAAAATGAATGGATATACACAGCTATGTCACGTGCATCTAAACAGTTAGTTCTATATGGTGAAACTGGTGTTATACAGCAGTACTTTCATATTAATGGGACCATGATTAGAACTTTTGAAGAAATCAATGAAGTGATGTTACACAATGACATGTTTTATGAAATACCAGAAGAAAACGAGAATGCTATTAAAATTACAGCTGAAAATGAGGGCACTGCTAGTATTAAAACTAGTATAGAGGTTGCCAGTTCAATTATACAAGCATCTATTAAACCTGTTAATGAATCAGCAAGTATTTCTATATTTGTTGATAATGATGAACTTCCACAGGTTGAATGTGGGGCGTTACGTGTTGATACTGGTAATTTACTTGCTAAACCACGTGTATTTAAAGGTTCGAAGATATTACCTAGTCTACCATGTGTTAATAATCAGGTGTCTGGTGATCCTAGGACGACAATTCGAACTCTTATTAAAAGATATTCTATGAAAGTCCCACATATTAACGCTCGTGCTTTCGAAGTTACTAGTGCTCAAATGGTTGACGGTTTTACTAAAGCTCTTACTGGCGGGCGTTATGGTTGGAAAAAATTGCAAAATGAACTTAAATGTACAGACAGTGAATTAGTTTATCACTTTAAAGAATATTTGATTGCGTTGCAAAAGAAAATTAACTCATCACAGGAAGCAATTGTATTGAAAGAAATTAGTGATGAATTCAATGAAACTGGTGAATTTTTAACATTCGTCAGTAAACAACAAAGTAAGTTTAAAGTTGATGTTGGATTTGATACATCTGACAAAGCTCAACAAGGTATAGCTAGTTTTTCTAAAAGAATTAACATCATATTAAGTGTTTATGCACGTGCCTTGTTACACAAAATTCGCCAAATTTTACGTAAAAATGGTCGCCGTGTTATACTTGCGTGTTTTGATGATGAATGTTCACTTAATGATGAAATCACTGCTTGCATGCAAGGTGCACCAACTAACGCAATATGGGATTGTAGTGACGTTGCTGAATGGGACACTAAATTTCGTGCTGTGTTTCAAAGTTTAACTGAAACTTTAGTATGTTCCATTGGTTGTCCTGTTTGGTTGGCAACTTGGTTCACTTTATTTCGTTCTAAATGGGTTATGTACGTTATTACTAAAGGTGTCGCAACTAAACTTCTTAATTATGAAAAACAGTTTTCTGGTAATCCTTTCACTATATGTGAAAATACTATTTGTAACATGGCAATGTATTATGCAATACATGAAATAACTAATGAATTACTTGCTATTTTTAAAGGTGATGATTCTGCTGTTCTATGTTCTAAAAGCATTCTTAATGCATCAGGTAAAGCTTTTCTTAATACTACTGGTCATTTAATCAAAACGCATCAAGGACCTATTGGCGAATTTGCAGGTTTTTTGATTACACCTGTCGGCTTATTTCCTGATGTGTTGCGTTATGCTTGTAAAGTGATTGGCAAGATATATCGTGATGAAGGTCATTTACAGGAAGTTTTAACTGGTGTTGCTAGTAGAGTTGCTGTTGTACGTTCTGAACATCATTTACAATATGGTTGCTTTGCTATGGCACAAGTTTACAAAGAATATGATATGAATAGCCAAAATGCGCGTATATTATTTGACTTTCTTAAATCGTCACGTTCTATTAAATTTTGTGACTTGACTGAGGTCGAGTTACATATTACTCGTAAATAAACAAATTCAAACACTTCAAAGCAAGTTGATTAATGATCAACTGTAACAAAAGGCATACTGCTCCCGGTTTGGGATCTGAAACTACATCTACAGATTAATATAATTGATCCGGTATATTATTTTTACATATGTAGCAGACGGAAGCCTTGGCTTTGAAGTTATAAATTTTCCATTAAATTTTAAATCTGGCCTTTTAAATTTAACATGTCATCGCAATTTAATTATTCATTAATGTACGACAATTATATGGAGTTGTTAGAATATCTTGACTCCAAATGGCAATCACGTTACACCTGTGATAAGTGCAAAGATCAATATATACCATTACGTAATCCATTTATGTTCGAACGTTCACAGGTCTTTTTCCAAGGTACTAATTGTATCAAGCACATTTGCCAAAAATAATGGGTGCACACCTTATATTTACATGAAAACGTCAAAAATAATAAAAAGTCCGGTTTTATTCGTTTTCGGGACATTCTAAGGTGCCA